GATTAGTACCAATGTAATTAAAAACGAAATGACCACTAGAATCGGTGTTGACTTTACTGATCTGGTCCGCAGAACCGTTGTTATTGTTGAATTGTAAAGCTTGAGATGCAGAAGCCGCAGTCCCACCAACCGGACCAACGAGTTTTCCAATGTTTATACCTATTGAACAGCAACCTGCTGTACTTCTGTAGCCCTCAGTCCATAGAGAGGCCAAATTGTTTGTAGAGACCACGAAACCACTACCAAAAGTTCCTGCACTAGAGCCGCTTCCAAGAGTGGTAAATACTCCAGTCACAGCGTTGTATTGTCCGGGAGCGTTGTTTCTCACAACGTCAGACTCAACGCCATTCATTGATATATTCGTCAACCCTACGTTTAGAACGTCTTGTACTTGAGGATTGTCTCCCCAACATTTAGAGCCACTAACAAAACAAATCGCCTGAGTGTATGTACCCGCACAAGCGACAGCAGCTCGACAATTGATAAACGATCCTACAGCAGAGCCATAAAAGTTCGTCCCAGATGCTGGGAAATCCATTCCAACTGCATGAGCAATTACCATTGGATTCGAACCTTGAGAGATAGTAATTGCAGATGGAAAGTCAAACTGTCCACCAACCAAGGTTCCACCAACACTGACAGACGAGTAATTAAATGTGTCGTGATTAGTGAAATCTCCAGTAGCTATCACAGCATGTTGGTTGGACGTGCTACCTCCTGCAAAGGTCATTGTTCCTGTGAAGCGTGTCGTGTTTGTGACTGTACCACCAGTAGACGCACCAAGGCCGCTAATCGTAGCTTGATACGTGAAAGTATTTCCAGCACCACAACTGGTCTGCGCAATCCACATAGGAGGATTTAGTCCACCAAGCGAGTTAATCGTATTGCTATTGTAACTAGCGACGCTTGCTCCACTCACGAAGATGGCGTCTCCTCCCTGAACAGAGCATGGAGTTAATGTTGTCGTTACAGTAGCCGTGAGTCCTGATGCAGTAATAGTCGAGATTGTTTGAGTCGGACCACTTGCAAAGGTTCCTGTTAGCGTTCCAGGACCAGTCAAATTTGTCGACGATGTACTTAAACTAATCTGATACGAAAATCCTACTACACCTACTCCTGTAACAGTCACAGTATAATTTCCAGGAGCGACGAAGAAAGTATAATTGCCATTTGCGTCTGCATTGAACGGATTGCTTAGTATAGGTGTAGGTGTATAACTAGAAGACAGAGAAACTTTATTGATGCAGGGTATAGCTGTATCATTAGCCGTACAGACTGTTATAACGGCTGACGGCACAGACTTAGCGAAGCCTGACGCGTTATAGAGAGCGATATTCGTATGAGAAACATTCTGAGCAAGGCTTGTACAAGGAAGTAGAAGGAAAAGTGTTAAAGACAATTTTTTGTTCATGTTTAGACCATTATTTTCATCTAGTGCTGCTCATAAGAGATTGTCATATCAAACGAGCTTGCTGCTCCCGTCGTTTGAATACACAAAGCATCTGCAACTGCGTTAGTGATAAACGGGCCGGTTATAAAAACTGGAGGACTGTCAGTTGTTACTGCTGTAGTACCAGAGGAGAACAAACTTCCTGTTAAAGATGTCTGACCAGTACCACAGTTTGTCCCAGTTCCTTCCACAAGTTTTACAGTCGTCGCAACACCAGTTACGTCATTACGCTCAATCACAATCGTACAAATACGAATTTTCTTTCCAGCAACTCCAGCGACAAGTTGCGTCGTTGTTGCTACTACGTTTGCTTGAAATGTTGTAATATTGCAATAGAATGATCTATCCCAGTTCGTTCCATTATAGAACATACTTCCTACGGCTAAAGTTCTTGCTCCAGGATTACCATCAGCAATTGACCCAGTAGACTGTAAACCGGATACAGTTCCAGTATTGTTCACACCAATATATACAGGACCGCCAACGATAGTAGCACTGTCTGCTGTTGCTCCAAGAACAGGAGTATTTCCTCCAGTACCTCCTCCAGCTATAGACGAAACAATGATTGTGCTACTCCCTATATAGAGAATGTTTACATTACCAGAACCGCTAAACGCTGTTACATTGACACGAACGAAATTAGCCTCAAAAGGAGATGCTGAAGTGGCTTCACCAGCAGACGTACACGTCGTTCCAACAATAGCACCTCCAGCACTCCAAGTCACTCCATCAGCAGAGCTGTCAAGGGCTACCGTACAGGTTGTGACAGTTCCAACAGGTCTAAAGATCAGCTTATGAAGATTGACTGGACTGTTGGTAAGGTTGATACTAGGTTGAGCTGCTACCGAGTTTTGTGCTGAATAGGACGAAAGTGACAAAGGCTGCTGAGCGTTTACGCGTAATGTCACTATCGTTAACAAACTTAACAGTAGTATAAGTTTTCGCATTTTTAACTCACTTTCCAGAACTAGACAACGAATAATACGACAGTCGAGGTTGTTGTTCCTCTCAAGGTTATTTGTGTCTTCGTCGCGGCTACAGACCCTGTATAAATGTCACAAGCAGCACTCTTAGTCATTGCTATATAGCCGACAGGAATTCGTCCCAGATTATGAGTCACTGTTTGGTCGACGTTTGCGACAGCAAAGGTGACAGAAACCCAGACTCCGCTAATGTTATCAGTCTTAGTTCCATCACCGAAAGAAAGTCCACCATTCCATATAAAAGCTGCATTCTGCCAGACTTTCAGCAACATTCGAGCAAAGAGTCCTAGTTCACTCTTTTGATCTTTAGGCATGTAGTCGAATTTGCTGAAAATTATAGGCATTTTTGGTTGTCATCTTACTCAGTTACCGTCTACAGAGCCTCCCCTTTGCTCGCCGCCGATATCATAAATAGGACAGAACTCAACAAAAGAGCCAGCCGCTTTGACTGGACCGCTCACTGTCCACTGTAGCCTCAAACCAGTGATATTAGGCTCAAGTACGACAGTAAGATCGTCACCCGAACCACTTCCAAGAGTCACTGTCTGTGAAACGGTCTTGCCTGACTCGTTCGTTATTGATATTGTATAAGCAACTGAGCCTAGATCTTTCACAACTAAGCGAAACTTCTTAATCGTATGTTTGTGTCGCTTGTCACCGAAGGTGTGCTTGGCAGAGACGATCTGCCAAGGAGACTCACTAAAGTTTGTAAAATCGACAAGTCCAACTGTACCGTCGGAAAAGCCAAGAGCAAAGTTGTTTCCTGGATTTGCGATAAGCGAAGACCAAGCGTAGTTCGCAGCTTGCCAAGTTCCTAGAGCATCGAGCCATCTCACTCCTGTGGAGTTGACAAAGTTTCCTACCACCTGTGGGACTCTGTTGTAGGTAAAATAGGTCCAATTACCTTCGTCGAAGTTATAAACCCAAACAGAGATACCAGGAATGACAAGCCAATAAGCCTTGAAAAACACTCCGTTTATAGAGTAGGTAACAAAGCCAAAAGGTTGATTCACGTTTACCTGTCGGATATCGGCGAGAATTCTCGACCTCGCGCCGAGTCTCCTCCGTCCATCAATAGGAGAGTCGCCAATAGGTATAACCGAGGTTCCATTAAAGACTTGAACATTATCATAGCTATGATAAACAGCAAGTTCTTGACCATCTATGTCGAGATGCTCAAGAGTCGAGGGATAAGGCAATCCGTTCGAGGCATTGATAATAGGATAGAAAAAGAATGGAGCAGTTCCTACTCCAGTAGGCACAACCTGAACAATACCGTTTTGATGAAAGCCAAAGCCTTGCTGTCCAAGTTTTAGAATACCAGCTCCAGGACCAAGATTATTAAGTTGATCGCTTAGACCAGCATTTACCGAGGTCCAATCTGTCGGATCTCCTATGCCAGAGAAACGATAGCGGTTTGGAAAGGAGTTTCCTCCTTCAAGAGTGTTAAGAGCAACAAGGTGCAGACCGATCTCAGCGATATACTTAGCTGCTGGAGCACTTGCCGAAGTCTGAACATAACCAACCGCGATACCATCCCACGACCAGATTTTATCTGCTCCCTGAGAAAAAACGAGTTTATAGTTGATAACATCCCAAGAGAATAGATTCGATGTCGATCCTGTAAAGCCCGCTCCAGTAATCGGTGTCCAAGTTTGCGTTCCAGAGTTCCATGATAATAATCTCGTCGAGGTAAATACTACTTGGTGACGATTGCCGTTAATGTCAAAAAAATCAGCCATCCCCAAGATTGGCTCGTTAGAAGGTGCAGGCAAAGGTGTCAAAGCCGTATAACCTGGGCGAACTGTCGCGACTCCTTGACGAAAAATGATATTCTTAGTATCGACAAAGCCATAAGGCTCTATCGTAGTCTGAGACATCTCAGACTGAATCCCACCAAAAGGTCCGGTCATGGAGAACTCGGGGA